GTATCAGCGTTAGAAACCGCCGCAGCGAATGTTTGGAACCCTGCAACCGCGCCCCCTAGCGTATAAGCCCCGGTCCCTGTAGTGTTAGTGGTCTCTTGAACGCGGTCAGCGACAATTAGAGGCATGGGGTAAACCCTTTGTTTTTAAGCTATGCGGATAATAGCGTTCGAAGCGTCCGCTGTTGGGAATTGTATACCAAACGTACTATTAGACGACGATTTGTCTGCACCAAAGTCCAACACTGCGACTGTCGGATTGCCCGCAGCGCTAGAGTTATAGATCAGCGCGCCGCGAGCTGTAATCGTAGCAGATGTGAAATCGAGGTCGGCGAAGTCTGTCAATGCGGTTGTGCCTGAAGTTGTCGGTGTCACGTTTGTGAGCGCGCCACCCCCTGCGGAATAGCTACCAGAGTTAGCGACTTCATTTGTCGCTGTGTACGCAGTAGTCGCCGCAGTAAAGGAAGCGCTGTTGGTATACAGAGCAAGTTTGAATGTGTCCCCAGACGAAGCTGTGAAGTTGTGAATACCAACAAGCAACTCCTGCTTGAATGATGTACACATAAAGTTACCTGTAAAGGCCATACTAAAAGTCTCCTAATTGGATGGCGAGGTTAGGAAACCCAGCCGCTTGTAGGTTTACGTACGCCGCTGCGTAGTCTTTCTTAACCACTGCTTTAGTATAGCACGCGATAATTTGCAACTTTTGAATCAAAGCCTACCACCCCTATACTCATCTTGCGAGCTACGTATTTGGACCCCAGTAAGCTGTCCAAGAGCTTCGCCGTAGCGTGTAGTGTATAGTTGAATGAGGTCTGCCTCACCCTTCATATACGTGTACGCCTCGATTAACGCGCCGTATAGCAATGCGGATTCGGCGTTGTCGCCGTACCAAGATGTACCTGCGGTAACGATTGAAGGGGGGTCGTAGTAGTAATGTAGCTCAACTGTATACGTGTCGTTAGGTGTTGGGCCAAGTATAAAGTTACCATCCTCACCGTTATAATCCCCATCAAACTGAGCATAGTACTTTGGCAAGGCTGATGTACTCGATGCAGGGTAAGCCTCTCGGATAAAGTTTACGTCTTTATCTAAAAGAAACGAATAATCCCCAGACGAGTCTACAACAGCCAGCGAAAACACCGATAAAAAATCCGCTGGTCTGGCTAGATACCAATTACCGTTGGTGGTGGCGGCGGTCACATTTTTCCGTAACTCAGGCACCATGATTGAGCGGTTAAGCCGCTCTTCCGCCTGCTCAACGAAATTAGGAATGTTAGAGACGAAGCTCGTCTCCTCATTCTGTGTGTAGTCTTGGATCGCTGTGACCAGCTCAGTATAGTTCATCAGAACTTACCCTTTTACGAAGTTTCCGCCACGGGTAGCCGCGCCCATACCTCGGCATTTGCCGCCATCAGCCATCTTTTTGACCTTGGCTTTACCGCCGTAGGACATTTTCATAGCTTTCTCGTCACGGGCTTCCATTTCTTTAATACGATCACCACGTTTAAGCGCTTCAATCTCTTCTCGAGTTGCGCCCAAACCTTTTGGGCGCGCTTTTGGGCGCAGGGATTTCTTAGGGGCAGCACTTTTCTTGTTTTTGGGTCTGGGTTTAGGTCTCAACATATTAATCTCCATCAGTTGTTACAGTAACGCTCCCTACAGAGCTTACCATATATTGCGCTGGGTTCCAAATAGGATTCCAACCAAACAAACCCCTACCCGGATTCACATCTGGGCGTGGGTTAAGTAAAGATTGCGGGTCTGCTGTATTAACATCCCCGAGAAAATTTTGTGGTTGGTCAGGGTCAAATACGTCTTTACCTACACGTAGACCTGTACGTACTCCGTGTTGGACCTCGTATATAAGGTCTTCCAGTTTATAGCGAAACCCAGTCCGGTCGCATATACCGTAGGCGTGTTTACCACTAGCGTAACCGGGCATTACATAGCCCCCCTAAACGGTACAATACGAAGTGTAGACCTATCTTGGTCTTGGTCTGCGGCCATAGCAAATTGTTTTTCATATTCTTGCTGCAAGGGGATAACGCGGTCAGCGACTTGGGGTTTTTTCATAGCAATATAGTATGCCAAGCCGGACACAAGAGCAGGTACAAAACGGGGTGGTATAGAGTTAGTAGCCCCTCCAACACCACTCGCTAACCCATCTATGCCTTTAAGGCGATAGTAAGCCAACTTATATGTAGTAGCATCGTTTGGTACGGGCCAAAGGGTAACTTTTACATCCGTAGCATTGCGCTGTACGTAGATTTGAGACGGACGACCTTGAGTATTTTTATTCCCTTGCTGCGAGTATGTAGAAACACTCATGCGTTGGATATACGAATCAAGCTGCTGTGCCGTGCCTTCGTCGGTGCGAAGTTGGTGTTCAATCAGGTCAATAGTATCAGAAGGTAGGGTATAAGTCGCTGTACCCGCAACCAGAGGCAAGGTTCCCGCCTCAATGGTAAATAGGTTTAAACCACGGTTCTGCCACTCTAACGTCATAATGTTGAGGCTGCGACGAGCAGTTTTTAAGTCGTACCCCGAACGCATTTCGAGGCCAGCACGTTCGTACGCCTCCTCGAATAATTCATTTAGTTCTGGTACAACAACTGCCATGATCTAGGCCTTCCTATACTTTGCTGTTTTCGCAGCGATCTTCTTCGGTTGCTTGGCAACCTGTTTACCCTTTTTAGTAGCAGCGCGCTTGGTCTTTGTAGTAGCGGCGTACTCTTTGTCAGACAAAGCCTTTATGGCTTTCTTAGGGAGATAACGCTCACCTGTAGCCTTTTTCCCTTGCGTCGATGGCTTACCAGACTTTGTCTGCCACTTCTGCTTGCCCCAGTCTTTAAGACTTTTTTGGCTTGGTTTTAACGCCATCTGCTCTAGCCTTTGCTGCTTTACCTAAGTCCTTATAGTGCAGGAGCTTCGTGCTCGTCTTGCCGTGAGTCTTGCCTGTGTGCAGTGAACCATCGGGCATCTTGTGTGTCCCGCCTTTGTAGGCAGTACCATCTCGTTTGTAGTGCTTAACACCCTTCACGATTTATATCCTCCGCCGTTGGCTTTGTACTGTTTAGCAACCATCTGCGCCTTACGGGCACTCCACTGACCCGGCTTACCGCCCTTACCACCCGCTTTGACCTTTGCTACAAGGTTTTTACGCATAGTCGGCTTAGTGTAGTTGCCCGCTGCGTTGACAGTCGATTTCTTCTTAGGTGCCATTAGCGCATAGTGCCTTTAGTTTTGCCCTTCATGCAGCAGCCATCGCCACGGGACATCTTACCACCGGAACCCATCTTCTTCATCTTGCCGCCGTAGGACATCTTGCCAACGCCATCAGCGGCATAATCAGGAACCATTTTACCGCTTGGACCTTTAACCATCTTCAGCTTTCCGCCTTTGTCCATCTTCTTGGCGCGATCGCCAGTAAGTTGGCTACCCATAGAATAACGTCCCATCATCACCACTTCTCCTTATCCGCCCAGTAGGCGGCTGACATTTTACCCTTGGCAATGTTCTTGCCGTGGCGGGCTTTAAACGACTTACGTTTGGCCTTCATACGAGCTGATTCACCAACTTTGGGCTTACCAGCGGTACTAGCACCTTTTTCTCCAAACCGGATTGTCTTGATCTTGTCACCCTCCTTGGCCACAACAATGTGCGACTTTTTAGGGTGGTTAGGAGTACGCTTAGGTTTGTTGAACCCAGAGACCCCCGCCCGTGATAGGCGAGAGTCTTTCTTGGGCTTCGGCTTTGCTTCAGCCATAGCGCATTACTCTATAAGTAGCGTCATTACGTTACCTGTCCCAGTAAAGGCAGAAACATAACAACCGTTGTCAGCAAGAATACCATCGTTTGGAATATACACGTCGTTCCAACCAGTAGGTAAAGTTAACTGCAGTATAATAGGGCCGGTAGCTGACCCACTACGAATAGTAAAAGCGGCTGTTGCTGCGGCGTTAACTAGAACACCCTGCAACCTGCCTCGGGATGGGCCTACAAGTGCAGCGCTATCGCTGGCTGCGAAATTATAAGCTCGGACTTCTTGACCAGCCATGTAGCTACTCCTTTTTCTTAGCGACAACCTTCTTAGGAGTCAGCTTTTTCGGGGTGGGTGCGGCCTTAACAGATACTCGACGGGCGATTTCCTCTGCAGAGGCTGGTTTAAAGCGAGAGCTCATACCAATACCCCTTATGCTGCTGAGATTGTAGCGCCAGTATCAGAACGCTTCCAGTCAGTACCGTTGGAAAACGCCAAGATAGCCGCCCCGGCTGCGCCGTTTGATACGTACACGAGCGTACCAGCACCAGCTGTGGCAGCGGAAGGAGCGGTTGCGACTGTGTAAGTCGGGACAATAATGTCACCAACAAAACCAGCGGTTGAGGTCACTGGACCTGAAAATGTAGTCGAAGCCATTTTAGTACCCTTTGCATAAGGATTCGCTTTGTAGTCTATGCAACGTCAGGCGGGTATATAGACCTGTCTACAAAGCTAATGTTGTACCCATTAACAGGACCATACAACACCTTTAGACAAAAAGAAAGCCCCGCCGAAGCGGAGCCTTCCAAACCGAAGTTGGTTTAAGTTCTAGGAGCTTACGCGCCTTGTGAACCGTAGATACCCAATGGGTCGGAAACGCCGAAGCTGTAACGCTCACGCGCTTTGTAGCGCACGTTGCCAGTATCGAAGTCGCCGTCCATGCCAGTAGCCATCGCGGAACGTACGAAGTGCTTCATACCGTTCGGGATGTCTGTGGTCAGGAACCAAGCGTCAGCATCTGTGAGGTAGTGGTTTACACCATACCCATCAGGAACTGCGCCGTTAGAGCTGATAGCGTTGATGTCGTTATCAGCTGTACCAACACGGAGTGTTGTTTCCAACAAGCGAGTCGCTACAAACTGCAGAGCAGACGGGATAACGAGCTTCTTAGCGCGAGCTGCGATAAGGAGGCCACGTTCGTCTACATACGCTGCGATGTCGATAATCGCTTGTTCAAGCGAAGTCTCGTTAAGGTCAGCGGAAACCGCTGGCCGGTTAGCGTTTGTGCCACCACCAACTGTGGGGTGTGCAGTACTGAACAGTGTTACACCATCACCAGACTGGAAAGTGTCAAAGCCCGTATTGAGCAATGAGGCAGCTTTAACCTGCTTGGTGTACGCCATAGCGCGAGCTAGAGCTTTTGTGTAACGCGAGGACAATGAGTCATATAGGTTGTCTTCCATCGCTTCTTCAGTGATGGCAAAGCCCATAGCAATCGTCTCGTGGGTGTAGCGAGCTGTGAACGCTTCTTGTGCATTGTCATATGCAATAGAAGAACCTTCAGCCTTTGTTGGTGCTGCACCGAAACCAGACAATTTAACTTCTTCCTCAAAACTACGCTCTGAGGATTCCGTCTCATAGATGTCTTCGTGTTCGTTATCGTACTTACCATACTCAAGACCAAACAAGGCATTGAGGCCGGGAAGTAGTTCTTTAAGCGCCTGTGCGCGTGAAATAGCCATAGTTTAGACCTCCTTACAAGCCAACAGCGTTAGTCATGCTGCTGTAGCCGGGGTTAAGTTTAACCAAAAGATCAGGAAACGCATCGCCAATAGGAGATGCGGAGGCCACGATACGGAAGGCGGCGGTGGTAGTTACAGTTGTCGCGTCAACGGCACTTGTAGAGTTACCAGTAGCAGTGTTGCCAGTAGATGTAGACTGAACGGCTGCGAAGAAAGTATTCGCACCAATGTCAGACTGATCCATAGCGCCGTCTGCTTGTACTTGGAATAGTACATTCGGGTCATCCACAACATACGCCTTGATAGCGCCGCCATTAGCAGTGGCAGAAGGGTAGTATTGCGCGAACGTAGGTTGACCTTGGTCATTTACGTACTCACAACCCACAAACACACCAAGAGAACCCGTTAGAGTTGTTCCTGTTGGTAATGCGTTTGTACCAGCGTCGGCACCTGTTGCAGTTGATAGTGCGATGTAACCATCGGCACCGATGTGAACGACTTGACCGTAAAAGAGGTTTGTTGCCTCTCCAGCGGGGTCGATCAGGTACTGGGACGTAGCCCCAGCGTAGGCCATACCGTCGGCACGTTTTACCGGCTTTAGGCCGTAGGGAGCAGCTGTAGTAGCCATTATGCTCTTCCTCCAGATTTACTTACTGTTGCGGTAAAAAGCATCATTGCCTCCTACCATATAATTACCGCGAACTACGCTCAGGTTTAAGCATAGGCATTCGCGGGTCAGACTCACGCATGTAGTTTCTATCGACAGCCTCGGCCTGATTTTGTGCAGACTCAAGCTGACCATAGATGCGGTCGTCTCGCAGATCGGTCGGGATAGCGCAAAGCAATAACCCACCAACTTCGATATTGTCTTTAAAACGAGAATCAATATCTGACATGATGTGTAGCTCAGGATAATCCACTGCCTTTACAGGCACATAACCATCACGAAACCGCCCAGAGACGTTTGTCATGTCTGCGTTACCCAATGTAGCTGTGCGAATCCAGCGGAACGAAAGTCCCTGACGTGGTTCGGGGGTGGGCAGCATTGACGAGCGTTTCCAAGGTTTACGACGTTCTCCCGCTTCGCGGGTTTCAGTTGTACGTGGTTTTCTATCGGTCATCTTGTTTATCCTTCAGCTTTTGCGCCGCGTATTGTTTATTAGATAACCCAAGGCGCTTGGCGATTGCGGCCTCAGACGAGGTGATGACAACTTTATTGCGTGATGTGGGAGCATTTCTACCCCCCGGGGCCACCACGGAGCCAGCCCTACGTTGTGGTTGTCGAACCTCGGGTTCCACGTCCGCAAAGCGATCTGGATATCGAGACCGCATGGCCTCGTCTATTTTACTGTAGTACACGTTTGACGTAGAATCAACTCCAGTTTCTACGAGTTCTTCATGCACGAGCATAGCGTACCGTGTCATACCCGTATCGTTCTGGAACCAATCGTTATCCGCTGCCCATTCTTGCGCCCTACTATCTGGTTTAGGAATCTGGGGCGTCGCTCGCGGTGTTGGAGCTTGAGACAGGTCTTGCACAGCCTGCTGCGCCGGTTTCCAATGTTCTACACGATCAGCTTCAAGCTGTAGCTTAGACAGCGACATTTGCGCTTCAAGCACAGCATCAGTGTCTCCAGCCTCATAAGCCTCTTTATAAGCTCGTTTCGCGCTATTAAGTTCCGACGCTACCCGTGCCTTGGCTTCGTTAACCAGCACCCCTTCACCTTCAGAAAGGTTTTTACGGAGGCGCGAGGCTTCGTTTTTCTGCGATTCTGCATACTGGATTGCGGCTTCGCGTTCGCGTTCAGCTTCTTCCTTGCGACGACGTTCTTCGTGAAACTCAAACTTTAGCTTCTTGATACGTTTCTGTACCGATTCACTGTGCTTTTCGAGTTCTTCGTCTTCTGGGATATCCGCCTCTGCGTCAGCTGCCCGGCGTGGACGGCCTTTATCTGCGTCTGGAGTATCGTCAGTAACCTCTACCTCGAAATCATCTTCACCTGAAACATCTACTTCTAATGCCCCAGCCTCAATTACGTCTTCTTCGACGATTTTTTCTAGTTCCTCATTCATGCTCTGCTGTACCCCCGTGGGTCTTCGACTACCGCTTCAACAGTATCATCGTTGATAATGCGGAACTCTTTGCCGCTTACTTTGAAGCGCGTTCCTGAGTACGAACGGAAGATAATAAAATCACCTTTTTCGCACCAAGGGCCATTAGGGAACCGTTCTTTGTCCGTGTAGGCTTCAGCACCTAAATCTATAACGTAACCAATAATGGTGGCGGTTTCTTCCATTTGGGTTAAAGAATCGGGCATATAAACGCCACCATCTGTTTTGCCTTCAAGTTCTGGGATTGCGATAAGCAGCTTATAACCTTTCGGTTCGGGCAATTTTGCCAGTAGCTGTTCATCATCTACTTTGTCGGTAGCGTACATCTTAGTCTCCTGCAGTGATTAGAGGCTCACAGCGCCTTTTGCGTGGGTTATTCCACGTTATGTCATATATCTACACGTATGATGTCTAATCTTCAATATACCTCTGTTCAATATCTTTAACATCATTACGTACGACAGTTAGAGCTTCATACTTACCCACTAGCCTCCAGTAAGTCTCTTGATCCTTAGCGCCCCCTTCTGCGAGGTGTTCGGCGATGGCGGTGCGACTTTCTTCGATGCGAGTCAACACATGGTGGAATATATTATCAGACATCGGGATTTATCCTCTCTGCGATATCCATAGCCAGACGTGCTGCAGACTCTTTCTGGTCTGTTTCAAGCTCTGCGACCTTAATCCCGATACGCGCCGCGTCTTTCTCTTCCTCGGAGTCAATACGCGCCTGTTGTAGTCGGGCGTTCTCTTGCTTGTACCTAGCGTCGATATCTATTTTCAGTGTATCCATCTCGATCTTATGCTGCAGCTCAGTCTCTTTAATCATCAACTCACGTTGTTGGATTTGAGTAAGTGGGTCAGCTTGCTGTGCAGCTGCTTGTTCTGCTGCTGCTTCGGCTTGGTTTTTATTGAACAACTTATCTGCGGCTTGTGCAGCTAGACGAGAAACCTGAAGTTCTACATCTTCTGGCAGCGGTGCTTCTGGGTCTGGAAGCTCTACGCCCAGTTGTTTCTGTATCTCTACACGATACTGCAGGGCTACGTGCTCGGTAATATGAGACATCATAGCAGACTGAATTGCACTCGCGAACGGTGACTGGCCCACAACCTGCTGGATTTTGGGGTCTTGCATGGCCATCATGTGGGTTTGAATATGCGCCGCATGGTCTTGGTAAGCGAAGGCTTTGACTGGCTCTTGTTTAAGGATAGCCATATTCTCCGTTACTGGATCAGAAGGTTTAATATCCTCGGGTAACGTGATGATATCATCTGCATCTTTGATACCCAGAACCTCGAGCATCTGGCGGTGCAATTTACCCATGTTGTACATCTGTGGGGCTTGCTGGGCCAGCTGAAGCGCAGCTTGGTACTGCATTATGCGTTGTGCCATTGTAGCCGCATTAGGGTCAGATACCGGGATGACGTCTACACGACCATCAAAGTCTGATATACGGTCTGCCGGTTCGTCCATTTCGTATGCGTATTCAGCGGGCATGTAGTCATGTACAATCCGGGCCAAAATACGAAGCTCTTGTTTCATCGCTGCGTGTAGGCGGGCCTGAATGCCTGACATCACCTGCATAGAACGCTCCATAAGCGCCAGAGTCGTGCCTACAGGAGCTTGAGCGTTGATGTCACCTACTTGGATGTCACCTACTGCCCCAATACGTCTCCCCTCATCTACGACGTTCCCTAGAAGGCTGTAAAGTACGCTCGATGGCTCTTTGTACGGGAGGGGTACAATGGACTCTTTAATCGTGCCCGCTGGCACATCCACGTCACGGAACTCACCCGGCATGATTGGGGTGTTGTCTCCGGTGATACGCATGCCACGGGTTTTAAAGCCCGCTGGGAGGTTTGACAGCGTACCCGCATCAATAAGCTGACGCATGATGGAGGTGGCAGATTTGGTCAAGCCACCGAGCGTATGGATGAGTCCTGTGCCGTAAAACCCCATTCCCGGCAGGTAGGGGTAGTGTACGACGTGCATACGCTTTTCGCGTTTGCGATCTTCTTCGTACCAATTTCGGCGGATAGCTAAAACTATGCTAGACGATTTATCAACTGTCACTACATACGGCAACGCAACGCCGTCTACATCATCAAAAGGTTCGGGAAGGTCTAAATCTACGTGCATTTCTAGGATGGTGTGTCGTGGATCATCGGAGAAAGTAGGTTCAGAACCTTCTAACTCGTTGTATTTCTCCTCGATGTCGGTGACATCCCTAGTTGCTTCCGGCAGCTCGACGTCACGATAAAACCCGTTTACCTGCAATTTAAGTACTTCTTCGGGTGTTTTCTTCATAACATGCGTAAATCGTGGCGCAGTACGTAGATTAGACGCTCCATAGGACACTACGAGGTCTTCTGCGGGTACAAACTGGGACACAGGGCGCTCTGTAATAGGATCAAAGTAGATTTTCTTGAACGCGGAGCCCGCCATAGGGAGTTTAAACAGCATCTGCTCCATCTCGTCACGGTAATCGGGCATCTTCTCCATGATTAGGTAGTTAAGTTCGGTCTCAACACGTTGTGCCTGCTCGAACTTCTCCGATGTCATTTTGCCTATAATCTTACTACGTACAGGGCCGGCTGCTGGGAGGAGCTCCCCCATCGCTTGTGCTTGGAATTTTATCACCGCTTCGGTCATCATAGGGTGGTATACCCCAGAAGCGCCGTTCCACGGTTCTGTACGTTCCTCCACCTTCATGCCGAGAAGGTCCATACCCTTAATATAAGCACTGGCCCACTCCCCACGAGACTCGCGATCAGACGAGAAGTGCTCTATTAATTCGTTTGCTATGCTTTCAAGCTCGGCATCTTCGATGGATTCGGCAAGGTTAGCGTCATGTGAAACATCTTCGCCCATCTCGGGGTCATCACCGAACTGGATTACAACTGACCCGTCATCCATTTCGACTTCGATTGTCTCGGGGTCTTCTACTACAACCATTAAATCGGAGCCCAAATCATCCTCGACTGTTTCAAGGATGTCACTCGGTTCCATAGGTTTTTCAATAGCCATGTTTCGCCTCACTCGGTTCGTTTAATGGCACTATAACAG